TCTAAATAATTACCTATTGAAGCGGTTAAATCGGTTTTAAAAGTTGCGAAATCAAAAAATAACCTTGAATCATTTAATTTTAGTTTTGATAAAAATAAAGTTTCATTGCTTATATTTTTAATTAAAATAAAATCGTTTGTATAAAGTAAATTGCTATAATCCAACGCTATATTTTCAGCATAAATAAAATCGTCGTACGCTAAGGTTTGGATGTTCAAATTTACATTTGACAACTCTACATTGTAATCGTTTTTAAGGCTTAATAAACCATTTGAGAAAGTCAAAGTAGTGCCTTGCTCTAAAAACTTCTTACAATCAACCCTAAACAATTCTACATTGGTTGCGTTGTAAAATATTAAATTAGAAAACTCAACTTTTCCACTTGCAATACTTTCGCCAGTTGGTAAACTAGCTATGATTGAATCAATTTCAGTTTTTAAGTAATAAAGTGAATCATGGTTATGATTAATATTAGCCTTATTAGTTTGCAACGCCAAAATATCAGCCGTGTTTTGGTCTATTTGTGCTTGACTAAACGAACCCTCACCTTGTGGAACGAAAATAACTGGCACTAAATTTGTAACCAAATCAGTAGCATTTGCATAAACTACTGAATTAACTTCAACATCTGAAACATTTACATTCCGAAATAAAAATTGCGTTGAATCGTAAATATTTGAAACTGAAATCGTGCTTTCATTTAGGTAAACTGGCGTAAATGTTTTAAACATTTCACGCCCATTTATGCTAAATTTACTTGCACTTATATCATTAATAACGAATAAAGCCATCGTGTCTAGTTATGTTTTTAAATTGAAATGTTTTAATCGTATCAAAACTACCTTTGTACAAAGCATATAAATCTTTATTATTTTCTAAATAATATTTTATATCAATCCAAAAATCATTGGTTGTTTTTTTTCTTAAATTGCTTAATTCTTTTTCCCTTTCTCGAGTAATTTTCGTGCCATTTTCAAAGTCTTTATTAACTACTCCAAAAGGCGTTGACACATCGCCACTATCAAACATATAACGAACATAAGCCAACTCACACAAAAGCCGTTTAATGCCAAATTGGTAAAATGTTTTATCATTAACTATATACTCCGAACCATTCAACAAATCAGTATAATTTGCTGGAGTTTTTTTAATATCGTAAAAAAAAGCATGCCCCAAAAGAGGTCTTAAATCCGAAATTTCAGCATCCGAAATAATAGGATTGATTTTAGAATCCTTTATTTGGTTACTCAAATCACGAACCGCTCGTATATCATTTGCTGTTATTAATGGTAACATTTGTATTTGTTTTTAAATTCACATCCCCAACCAAAGGAACTAATTTAACCTCTTTGCTTAAACATTTTGACAAAGCCCTTTCAAATTTTATACGCTCGGGCTTTACATTTTGCTCATAAAAATCTTTTAGTTGTTCTATTGCTTCTCCTGAACTTCCAAAGAAACTATTTTCAGAATCAATTAAAATTGGTGGTATGTTAAAATAAGAGGCTCTAATATTTTTCTTAATTATATTTTCATTGTCTTTAAAAAATCCATCTTCGCTTTCCGCTTTAAAATCAATGACCTTAAACATTTTGTCCATATCATCCCCATCGTACTGCATCTCAATATGCAATAAACCCTCGTTATTTTCAGCACTTACGAACTTTGATAAGAGTTCGTCCATTTCTGTTTTTTTATTGATACAATCCCTTTTTAACACTAAATCCAAATCAGTCAAAGTATTATCAGGGGCGTTCAAATGGTCGGGAATAGACGGTGGCGTTACAATTATCTTTTTATTAAGCATTCCTCCTCTTATACGCTTATTTCTATGTATCTGTATTCTATGCTCAGTATCAGCGTCATTCATAACACTATGAATAAAAGATATTGGATAGTGATATTTTTCTTTGCTACCATGCCAAAAAAATATTTGTCCTTTATATTTATTAAACCCTACTTTTTTTATTTGGTCTTGAACAACTTCAGGATTATCATTATAAACATGGTATGGATATCGTTCTGATTTTTTAACTTCTGTAATATCATTCCAATTTTTGCAAAGTATATACCGAGTTGCATTGTCGTTTGAATCAGATTTTTCAATCCTCACATCTGTAAAAGCAATATTATGAAACTCTTTTTTTTCGCCCAAAGGGTTATATTTCACTAAAATAGCAAACCCTCTATGGTCTTTGTAATCTTCTGCAATTTTATCTAAAAATTCATCAAACTTTTGGTATTTGTTTGGCTCGAAATCTTTTAAGGACGGGTCGCCTAATCCAATCAAAAATCTTTTGAAAACATTTGAACTTGAAGTTGCTGTAATGCTATTCTCAATAAATAACTCGACTTTTTCGGCATAGTCATTGTTTTCGCCATTATAAATGATTTTGTCGCTCTTATTATAGACTTCTTTTTTATTAAATAAATCAATCAGAGGTGCGAAAATTTGATAAGATTTCATAATTCAAAAGTAATAAAAAAAAGCGACCTATTCGTCGCCTTTTATTTTTTTTGTTTTTGGCTCTTCCTCTTTTGGAAAAACCTCAAATAAATCTTTGCCTTTTGGGTGGTTTTTGATTAAATATAAAGCGTCTTTGTCATTCATGTTATCATTTGTCAAACGCCCTTTTTTACCAAAGCCTAATAAAATACCATCGTATTTTGCTTTTAACTTATACTCACTTTTTTTAGTATCCATGCTGTTAATGTATTTTTGAAAATCTGTTTTAAAATTGCTTTCACAACTTATACAAATTTCACGGTTAAACTTATTTTTAAAATCATTTGCGAAAATTAATACTAATCTTTGCCCGTCAACTATTTGCGTTCGGACAAAGTTAGCATCGTATTTTTTCCAATCAATCACTAAGGTATTGCTGTAAAGGCATTATCAAATTTAGCTTTTGAGGTGGCATAGTCTGTATCTAAATAAGTCAAAGGCATTCTCGGCTCTAAAGCCAAAGGCGAACTTGCCAAAGTAAATACAAAAGCTCCATCGTTTTCTGCAGAATTTTCAACCCCCTCTGTAATAGTTAAACCAGTATCCCAACCTAAAATTTGATAAGCAGAAACGCTCGAAGCCCCTTTTGCTTTCTTTTCAATAACTGCTACTAAATTTGCACCATTGATTAAAGAATTAATAAAGGCTCGTGTTTCTTTGGTAATGTTATAAACCCTACCAATGAAAGCATGGGTTACTTTATTCAACTGGTCATCAGCAACATTTACAGTAGCATTATAAGAATTAATTTGCTTAACGCCTTCCAAAATGTACCCCTTTGTGCCAACAACCAATTCAATGTCTTGGTTGCCGTTTACATCTACCGTTGATGCTGTTCTATCAATATCCTCACGATTGATTAAAACTACTCTAGTTTCAATCCCACTTGCTGGTGCATTTACGCAATCGAATAATACATCGTTTGCTATTTTTGTTATACAACTCATATCTTTATTTTTTTATAAATTAATAAGCCGCTACAGCCAAATATTTTTCTAACAATTTAACATCTAAATTATAAGCTCCATCAATAACATTTAAGTTTTCGTATGGTGCAAAGAAAGCGTTTAGAGTACTAAAATCGTTTTCGTTTACCGTACCAACTGGAATGTTTGCTTTTGAAGTTAATAACGCTCTGTGAGGGAAATGTAAAGTTGTGCCGTTATCCATATTTGATTTAACAAACACATCCCAAAGGTTACCCATGTTTACTAATTCAATACCTCTGAATCTTAAGATAGGTAAACCATTTTCAGTATATTGAACAATACCTCCGTTTCCTTGTATTGATTCCAAAGAAGCTAAATAATTTTCATAAATACTTCTTGAAACTAAGAATTTAATATCAGGGTCGGTAAGCAATCGAGAATCTGCTTTTGTGTACATTTCAGTCAAAATAGCTTTTGCCTTATCGGATGCTAATTGTTGCAATACATAACTAGCACCAGCATTTTCAGAAATATCAACATGATTTGCATCACCACTTGGAATTAAAGCCTCGATTTGTTGCCATAAACCATTGATAACATTGATTTTAGCAATATCTGTAAATGTATTTTTATAAACACCGCCGTTTGCAATTGTATCTGCGTTCACATCAGACCACCAAATTTTATACATTACATCCTCAACGATTGCATTCTCAACAAAACCAATTAAGAATTGACCAATTTGACTCATGCCCATTCCTTCTAAAACATTGTAGAAGTCAGGATTCATTTTTTCAAATTGTCTTAATAGTTTATTTTGAACTGAAACATCTGCAGAGCAGTGTTCTAATCTAAAACTAAAATCCTTTGGCGTCCAAGTTTTTTCTGAAAAAGTCAAACCATTTACCGAGGTTGGCGTACAACCTGTAATTTGTGTTGCAAGCAATCCTAATCGACCAGCAAATAAAATTTGCGTATCGTATTTTACTCCTTGCTCAATGGCGTGAATATCTGAAATTGCAGGGTGGTTATAAAACCTTTCTCCTATTACTTTTGATATGTCTTTTAACTCCTCTCGATTAAAGACAAAAGGCATGCTTATTGCTGAACTCATTTTTTATATTATTTTTTAAGGTTAGAAATTTTACCAGCTTCGTAAACGAAAGCTTTTTTTGTTTGTGCGGTTGCTACCCTTTTGCCCTCGTTCGGGTTGTGGTCAGTAACCATTGATTTTACTTTTTCAAGTTGTTTTTCAAATTTTGCCATAGCCTCTTGTTTTGCAACATTTTCGGCTCTTAAATTCTCCAACTCTACTTTTAATGCTTGATTTTCCTCTTTGATTTTATCAAGTTCAGAATCTTCGGCAGGAATAATTTCAGAAACTAAACCATCTAAAACCACGATTGTAGTGCCGTCTGTCATAATATAACTACCATTATCAGCCGTTACTGAATCGCCAACTGCTACTGCTTGGTCGGGTTCTAAATCAGGGAAAACTAACATCGTGCCATTGGAATCTGTTAATTCCAAAATGTTTTTAGCTTTAAATCCTTTTGCAAAGACTTTAAAACCATCTAGTAATTCTTGAAGCATTGATTTTACTTCTTTGTTCTCATTCATATTATTATTTGTTTTAATGTTTATTTTCGCCACCGCTTTATAAGTATGTTGTGCGGTTTTATCACTTCCGATTATTTCATGGGCAAAACCCAAAGCAATTAGTTGGTCTTCGTTTAAATAAGTTTCGTTGTCGGTCAAAGGTGCAATTGCTTCAATAGGCAAATTCAAAACTTTGGCATAAAATTTATTTAAATCGTTTTCAGTTTCTTTAACGCTTTTACTAGCTTCTTCAAGCATTTTAGCATCGCCCGAAATTTTATCATAAAATGGGTTGTGAATTAAAAAATCAGTACCTTTTTCAACTTTACGAATATCGCCAGCCAAAAATATTTTAGTTGCTATTGACGCACATACTTCTTTTGCTACGGTTGTAATTGGTAAATTTAATGCTTTAAGGTAGTTGTAAATAGCATCGCCCTCGTGGACATAACCGCCCACGGAACTAATATTAACCAAAATTGAAGTTGGTTCTACGGCTTTTTTGAATTGAGAAACTACATCAATAAGAGTTCCCTCGATTATTTCGCCATGAATGTTTATAATAGCTTCCATGTGTACAAAAGTACGCACACATAATTGTTATTTATTGCAATCAAATGGTTGCAATAGTTTTATGATTTTTCTTATGGTTGTTTCAGATACTGAATATTGTTCTGATAATTCAAAATAACAATCCATTTTATTTTTACCAAAGGAGCGAAGTATAGAATATTCTTTGTAAATTCTCAAATAGTCTAAATAAATAAAAGATATTAAGCCGTTATGAATGCACTCATTTAATAGATTTGCATTTTGTAGTTTTATCAAAGTTTCGTAAACCATATTAAAATTTATTTAAAGGACATTTTGAGTCCGACCTTAATTTCGCAATCAAAGGACATTTGCACAAATTACATATATAACCGTTCAACTCTTTTATTTGGTTGTCTTTAATTATTTCAAAGTTAGTAAATTTACGCTCTTTGCACTCCAAACAAAAAAAGCTTTTTTCTTTTGCTTTTTCGGTTTCTAATTCAAATAACAAATTAGACCACCCTGTAATCATATCAAATATTTGCACGCTCTAATACTTTTGTGTAATTTCTATTTACTTGGTTAATTTCTGTAACTGAAACCTGAGGATTTGGCATTTTACTAATTGCACCCTCAAAAGACTTCGCCATTAAATCGTAATTGATTAATGAATTTTGAGTAGTTGCAGTAGCTCCGAAACCAACACCGCCACCCATTTGATTTATTGAACTTAAAAGAGGTCTAAATTTAGCAACGCTATTTTTATTTATAATAGCTTCGCCGCGTTCGGCTTCAATCATAGTGCCGCCCATTGAGTGAGGCAAACCGCCAATTAACATTCCACGCTCTGCCTTTGGTACGCTAGGCACTTTCGTGGCTGTAATATCTTTAACTGCTTTAAAACCAGTAATTGCAGTTGTCGAGGCGGCTACAATATTTGCTGGGAATGGTAGTGTTAATGCTTTTGTAATTCCTTGATAGGTGTTGATTAAAGATTGTGCAACTGCTACGGCTTTCCCTGCTTTACTTTCCTTTCCTAAAACATCTGATAAAGCGTTTAAACCATCTTTTGCTAAATTCAATTTCTGGTCAAGCAATTGCATTTCTAAGTCTTCAGAATATTGTTTGTATTTGGCTTCAATTAAATTTTTATCAGCACCTGTTTTTTCAGCGTTTTTTAACTCTTCTTGCTTTCTTTTTTCTAAAACATCTCTTTGTCTTTGGTCTTCTAAAGCAATAGTTTCTAATTCTAAAGCTAATTTATTTTCATCGTCTATTTTCTTAGCTTCGGCATCCAATTCAGCGTTAGCTTTTTTAGTTTCGTCTTTTTGTTGTTTAATCAAAGCATCGTATTCGGCTTGAGTAATTAAACCATTTTTCAATCTTTCGTCTTGATATTCTTTTTCAATTCTTAATAACTCATTGTTTTTTTGTTTTTCATTTACAAGTTCTTGGTTAGCTTTTTCTTTGGCTCGTTCGGATTCAATCAAAGCGTTTTCAATTGCAATATCGGTCTTTGCTTTTAAAACATCTTGGTCTAATTTTAGTATTTCGGTTTGATATTTTTCTTGAGAAATTTTACCATTTAATAATTCAGCATCTAAAATAGCTTTCTTTTTATCCGATATAGTTTGTGCAATTACCAATTCCTCTTGCAATGATTTTTTCTTTGTCCCTTGTTGAGCTAAATACAAATCAATCTCTTCATTTAATCTTTGTATATTTTTTTGGTACGCATCGTCTTTTTCTTTTTTTTCTTGTTGAACGGCTTTTTCTTTTGCTTGTTTATTTGCTTCAATTCTTTGTTTTTCATCGGCTTGTGCTTTTTCAGAATCTCTTTGTTGTTTTGCTAAATCTTTTTCAATCAATTTATTTTTATAGTTTTGTGCTTTTTCTTGAATTTGATTATCCTCTTGAATTAACTGCTCTCTTGATAATTGATTCTTTTTGTATTCTTCAACTAATTCTGTATCTAGTTTTTTCTTTTTAGCAATAGATTTTAGAAACTCAAAGTCTCCTTGGGTTAGTCTTTTTTTGTCTTCGTCTGACAAATTTTTACCAACCGCAATTCTGTCAATAATTAAATCTTTTTCTTTTATATAATTTTTGAATCTATTTTTAAATTCATTTTCCTCTAATCTTTGAGCTTCGTTAATTAAATCTGTTCTTTCTTTTACTGTTTTTGATAAATCTTTAGATTGTAATATTAATTCTTTTACTCTTGATGCCGTCCTTGCACTTGCAACCTCTTGAATATCCATTGATTTTTTTAACGACCTTTGAGCTCCTTCTAATTTATAAGTTTCAGTTGTTGCATCAGCAATATCTGAACCCAAAGACGAAAAAACATCTCCTAAACTTCTCGCACCTGTAACTAAATCTAAAATACCTGTTTTCAAAACAACAAAGACAGCACCCAAAGAAGCGAACGCATCTTTAATTGGATTTACTACTGGTGCAAAATCTTTAAAAACATTGTATAAAATTAACCCAGCACCAACTATTGCCGTAATGGGAAACAATAAAGCTCCCATTACAGTAGTTAATGCTGTTGTAGTCGCCGTTGCAACTATTTCTGACTTCGACAATTTGTCCGTTGAAGCACTTGCAACTGTACCTGAAACGGCTAATTCTTTTTGTGAGGCACTTGCAACGCTTGATGACTTACCCATTCCTATAAGTCCTGTCGTTGCATCGATAACGGCTTTATGAATGTTTTTGGTAGTTTCTATTGCTGAACTTATACCAGCTTTCATTCCGTTTATTTCGCCTTTAACGGTAGATAAAATACCGCCTTGTTTTAGAAATACATCACTTAATGTTCCCACCGCTTGTTTATATTCTCCAATGCTATCTTTTGACTTTGAGTACTCACTTTGATTTTGTCTTATAAAATTAGTTTGGTTATCAATAGCCGTATTTAGCTTATTTCTCAAAGCAATTTCTTCGTCTGTACTGCCTTTGATATTCTTTGCTAATCCAATTAGCTTATTTCGGTCTTGAATAACTTGTTGAACGCTTTTACCCTCTGTAGTTATGGCTTGGCTTAATTCATTTGTAGCGGTCTGTAATAATTTAGCCGAATTTATGCTTTGATTATAAACCTCCTTTTGCTTTTTTAATTCAATTTCATTTTGAATAATGGATTGAGTATTATCGCCAGTTGATGTTTTAAGCAATTTGTTTGCTTCGGTTAATTTTTCAATTTCTTTTCGGGCAGAAGTTGCCGAGGTTATGAAGTCATTAACATCAACTCCAATCGTTGCTATGTTTATTTTTTCTGCCATTTTATATTATGTAGATTTTTAGGTACATATCTTGAGTAAAAGAATCAACTTCTCTTATAACCACTCTTAACTCGGTATCACTAAAAAAACCATAAACTGGAGAAGCCATATTACCGTGTTGTTGAAGCCTTGAAAACGATGGATTATCAATATAATAATTTATGATTATTTTTTTATTTACAATATTTAATTCAGGCGGAAAAATTATGTAAAACATACCTTTATTAGTATTGTTTGTTTTTATAAAACTAACCGCTACACCTTGTACATCAACGCTTTCAGTTCCACTTCCCCCAAAATCAAAAGGACCAATAACCGCTTCTTGAATAATTGGCAAAAGTGCAAACTGTTGGGCTAATGTTTTACTTGCATCGTATTTTAAATTCTGCAACTGGTCATCGGCTTTGTTAAAATCACTATTCATTAATGCTTCCAAAACGGTACGCATCATTGAGGCTAATATTTCCTTATTATTATTATCATAAACATTGCTATCTATGATTGATTGTAAAACCGCTCTTGTACTCATATTTTAATTTTTAAAGTCATCTGAATAGTCATCACTAAATTGTCCTCCGTTCGGATATTGTGGCACTCTTAATAATTCGCATTTTGTCGTTTCATTATTTGAAAATCCATTTACTTTTAGCAAATAATAATAACCACCTAATTGTTTTATATATTTTAATTTAAAAAAATCTAACTCTTTTATATCTAATTCATTTAAAGTTAATTCAACATCTTTTTTGTTTACTCGATTTAATACCGAACCCAACAAAGATAATATTTTACCTAATTGCTCTGACCAACTTAAATCTTCAAATGTTGCAATTGTATAATTTCCTGGAAAGGGTTTTGTTTCGCCCCCTGTTACTTTCCAATCAAAAGAGCCTGAAGTTCGTTGCAACTTAAAAATAAAGGGGTCGCTTTTTACATTCTTTAATTTGCCGTTTTCACTTTTGTATAAAGGCATGGACTTATAACCAAATATGCTATTGTTCGGTGCTTTCCATAATCTAGTTTCTTGCAACTTCTCAAATGGCAAAGTAAAATCATTAATCCTTAAAATGCCGTCTGCGTAATTGTCTTGATTATTATCATATTTGTATTTAAAAATGTTTCTTTGCGAATAATCACCTATGCTGTATTCCTCTTTGATTAACCTATTAAACTTATCGCTCCAATCATCTGCAACGAAATTTGTGGGCGAAATTGGATTAAAGTTTTCGTATTGGGCATTTGCATTAAACAACTCCTCATAACTTATGAATTGGTATTCATTACCAACTCTTTTGTAGGTTAGTCCAAAGAAATTTACTAGGTCTTTTAAAAAATCTTTTTGGCTAATATTATTCCAATAATTGCTAAAATTTATAAATGGTTCTTGATTATCTAAATAAATTTCAAAATCTAATCTAGGCGAAAAAGATACATCTTCAGTATTATTTTCGTTTACCATTTCATAAGAAAAAGTAAGAATATCGTTTGCCTGTAAATAATACCTTTTTGAAAAATTAACATTAAATATTCCCTCTGTAATTATGATTCGCTCTATTATGAAATTATTTTTCTTAATAACTAACTCCAATTCTTGAATAGCATTTGCTACTATATTTCCTTTTATATCTATTGAATACCAATTATTTTGTATTATCAGCATTCGCCCCTCGTCTTGAAAAACTAAACTATCCTTTATTGAACTAGAATTTTTAAAAAATATAGGTTCTGATATGAATTTTGGGATGTAAAAATACCTACTATTAAAAAAACTGCTAGTCCAATCTACACTATACTTATACTCATAAGTACCCTCATTCAAAGCCGACAATTGTAAAGCTTTTGGCACTTTAACCACGCTAGTATCTAATCCATTATCAATCGTTATATATGTCTCATTCCAAAGGTCGCTTAAAAATACATTGTAATCATTTCTACCGCCACGCCCTGCATATTTGTAGGTAAATCCAGCTTCAGCAAATATTTTATTCCAAATCCATGCTGTACGAATTGATGGCACTTGATAATTAATATCAATGGTTTGCTCATTCATTTGCGAATAATCGCCCAAAGCGTAAACCATATCCGTGCCATTCAAATATTTAAAGAAATTATCGGCATTCAATACATGGTCAAATTGCGATAAATTTAATTCTGACAGCTTTTTATTTTCAATTATATCAAATAGGTTGTTGTTTCCAAAATAAGCATTGCATTTAAAATCATCTTCGGTTTCTTTAATTATTGCAGTTGCATTTGAAAAAACTTGAATACCATCCCTAAAGTAAGTTAGTTTATTTAATTCATAAGGAATATTTGAAGTGCCTCCAACTAATCCTAATCCTTGCAATACATCAATATTTCGGTCTGATTTTGGTATTGAAAAAGTATTTGTAAAGCTAGTTTGTCGGTTGGCAAAATCAAATAAATCATTAATCTGATAATTTTCAGCTATTCTTTTGAGTGGGTTTATATCCAACTCCAATCCGTTTATGAATAACCTATCATTCATATAGCTGTTTGTGTGTAATAGTTCGGTAAACCTACATTAACATCAAAACTTCTAATTTCGTTTTTAGTGTTCACAAATTGCTCGGTTCCATTTGCAATACTAACCTCTTTAAAAGAAAATTCAGTCATTGGTTGATTAGGTGGGGTTGTATATAAAAATACTTTTGGGCTTGTATAAATATCTAAAAAATTATCTTGTTCAAATGGATTTAAATTTTCTGCTTTGAGAATCATAACCGCTCCAGCTTCTTTGCCCATTGTTTTAAAGTTACCTTTACTTTTTTGCAAATTCGCAAAATCATTATTAACAAACTCTAAATTTCGGTGTGAATTATTGATTTGGTATATTCTCGAAAAACGAAAATAAGACCATGCACCGCTTGAATTAAACCACTTTAAATATGGTGCCTCGCACTCTTTGTGTTTATAAACTTGAATAGTTTCTAATAAGGTTAAACCATCGTAAAATTCTAGTTGATTGATTGAATCAATAATTAAAGGTACTTGACTTTCAAATCCATTAATATTTTCGCCATTGCTTAAATACAACCTATTAACTCCGATTGTAAATTGCTTTGTAGTTGATATGCCTGTTTTTTTATTTAGAATTGTAACCGTTCTAATTGAATCAGAATAAAAGCTAATATCCATCGGTAACCCCTCAAAATAATTGAAATATTTTGCTTTTGCCAATACTTTGAAAGTAGTATTTTCAACTTGCAAATGGTCTGTTATTTGTTCAACTGATTTAAAATATTTCTTTGTTAATTGTTCACTTTCAATTTGACCATCACTCAATTTAACATTGAAGTCAAAAGTATATTCTCGAAATAAATCAGAATCGTTAATTAACCATGTTATAATCGTGGGTAGCTTGTCATCTTTAAATCCATCTACATTGAATAAAGAACGCAAAGGTCTTTTAGCGTCCAAATAAAAATTATTATTCATGCCATCAATTACAACTTGCCTTACATGAATCCCATTTGAAATTTGCACCTCACAAGCTATACCATTTGGAGCGTTCCATTCAAATATTTGATTATTAAATAGATTTTCAATTGTTTTATTAGGCTGTTCTGTGAATGTAATCATGCTATTCTTTGCAATTGTTGATTTATATCAAGTGTAAATTTAGTTAAAATTGACCTACCATAAGCCTCTGCAATAGTATTTATTCGTTCTTGTGTTATAACTCCATCAATTAAATCAGTACCGCCTTGTTTAAAGTAGTTCGTACCCTCTCTTGCAATCTTTCTTGCAATCAAAAAAGCTAAACTATCCTTACTTATATTATCTTTTGGTGTAATTCCTTTGTCATCAATCCACTTTCTTATTACATTAATTGGTGGGAACCCCCCATTTTTACGCCCTTTGGTTAAATATTCAGTGTAATCTAATCCAAAATATTCAACCAGTACTATTTTTTCAGCATACTTAACAAAGTATTCTAACTGCTTTTCCCATTCGCCACTAGCTTTCATTCCTAAATCATTATACTTTTTGATTAGGTCTAATTTTAGTTGTTCAATTTCTTTGTCAAATGAATCCATTTGCTATAAAGTCTATTTTTTGTTGCTCTGTTAAATCAGTAGGTTCGTTTATTTCGACTTCGTAATCAAAGCTAATCCCATCGTAATTGATATTGAATAAATTGTAAAATGGCTGAGCGTTGGTTATTCTAAATACATAATCTTTACAAAAGTAGTCAGATAACATTTTATGAATTTCTAATCTATCTATGTTGTAAACCGTGTTTTGATATTTGTCTTCGTGAATCACGCCATCCAAATTACTCGGTACTGAAAAATACAACCGCCCTGTATAAACTTTGCTTTGCACAAACCCAGCATCAGATTGCGTTAAATTTATTCGCCCTTGTGCATGAAAACAATAAACGCCTTTAAATATTTCATCAACTAAGTTTTGAAAGTCTAAACTTTCACGGGTCAAATAATAATAAAAAACTTTGTCGGTGCAAAATTGCTTTAATAAAGTTACATCAGTGTTCATCTTCTAAATTTCTTTTTATGTCTGCTTCTCTTTTCATTTTTAAAGCTATAGAAAAAACCCATCCATAAGTCCATTTTTCTACTTCTTGTGGCGGTACACTATATCTTTGTCCTATGTCATCTAAAATATTCAACACCCCAAATATAGATAAATTTTCAATACCAGCATTAACTAACCTATGGCTCGGCTCGGTGTGTAATGATTTTTCGCTTTCTAAAATGGTTTTAATTTGGTCAGTAATATAATTCCATGCTTGGTAAAATTCATAAACCCTTAAATTTTCGAAATCTTTAAATCCAAAAACTATTTTTAAAACTTTTTTTATACTTTTGTAACTTGGGGATTGTATTGATTGTTTAATATATTCTATATCTTTAAACTTAATATTCATAAAATCAATAGAATATAAATCATGTAATACATTACTACCCTTTACCTTTTGATAAATAGGTATTAAATCAGGATAGTTGTCAATATCTTTTAAAAGTGGATTATCAATTAACATAGCTTACATGCTTATTTTTAAATAGGTTTTCAATTATGCAATATCCACCAGCTTCAGTAATATGGTCATAACCACTTTGTTTATCAGGTATGCCATTTTTATAGGTTTGATTTTCTAACGCTTCGGCATACACTGGGCAAAGTTTGTCGTTAATGTAGTACATATCTTTTTGGAACGCTAAATTAACTGAATTAACTCTTTCATTTACACTCGGGTTCTTTGTCGGTGCTTTGATTATAAAGCCGTTCTTTTTGAGTATCGCAAAGTCAGAAGCTCCGCTCGTGCTTCTAGCGTTCCCACTTGCATCAGGATTGATTATAAACCTATGGTTTTTATAATTCTCTTTGAGGGCTTCGCACATACTTTGGGTATCATACGCCCCTGCAACTTCGCCAATGGCGTATAAACGGCGGTTTCTCAAAACATGCACAACTGCATTCATGTTTGTTATATTGAAGTCCAAACCTATATAAAGAGCCTCCATTGGTTTTGGTGTTTCATTGGTTCGGTGTGCCTTTCGATTGTATGAATTGTAAACGCTCTTTGTGTTCATGTTTACAAATTCGCCGTTTAAATATGCTGTTAATTGTTCTTTGGTATAAGTTTCCTCAAGTGTTTGAATATAATCTTTCGGCAAAAATGGATTGTCCATAGTCTTTGCTTTGATTATTAGCTTATTTTCAGTTGCATTTTTAACAAAGAAATCATGTAGCCATTTGAACCCCTCGGGGGTGCCTACTACATCGGTTTGGTTCGTGTGTCCATAAGGTAAAACACGCCTATTCCTTGCTATTACTTTTGAGAAAACCTCCTGCATTTTGTCCTTTGAAAGTGCATCGGTTTCATCGATTAAAGAATAACCAACTTCGTAACCTATGATACTATCAGGGTCGCTCATGTTTCTCAAAAGAATATCGCCATAAGATGTAATTATCTTATTTTCATTTTTATTAATACGAAATTGAATACCATAATTAGTTAATTGTTCAAAAAATTTGGGAATAGCTACACTATTTATTAATCCATAAGTAGGTAAATAATACGCTACATCAATACCATTGTAAAGTAGTTTTTTGATTATGGTCTTTGACACGCCTACATGGGATTTGCCACTACCATATCCGCCGATTAAAGCCGTATGCTTAATATTGCTATTGATAAACTTACGCTGGTGTTTCAGGGTCGGTATCTCCAACTGCATCTATTAGTTTTATTTCTGATATTGTTGTATTATTACTTTCAATAAATTGTTGTGATAATTTTCGGTGTTCTTCTTGAGAAGATAGCAATTTCATTAAAGCCATTTGCAGGGTTGCGTTTTCACTATCATACCATTTTTTTCGCATTGAAGTTTTGAGAGTAATTTTATTATCTTCAATTAACTTCTTTAGTTCGTTCATTTCGTTAGAGTCAATCGGAAAATGTTCGTAAAAAGTTGGCTTTGCAACTCCAATAAAAGTAGCAACCTCTTCAATAAAGATTAATCTTTTTGAAACTATTTGCTCCTTTGCTTTTTCAAATAAAACTTGTGTGTTGTATGCCATTATTGAAAGTCTTTAGTTACTACTCCGTTTCTTTTAATAGTCAAAGTAGGGTCTAGTTTAATCATTCGCTTTACTATTACATCGCAATATTTCGGGTCTAATTCCATACCGTAGCATTTCCTTTTCATTTGATGTGATGCGACCATTGTAGTACCGCTTCCTAAAAATAAATCCAATATTACATCTTTATCTAATGAGCAATCAAGAATAGCATCAGCAACTAATTCGACAGGCTTAACCGTTGGGTGCATGGACAACTCTGAATCCCCTATTGATTTATTACCTATCCTTCCTCTTTTTGAAAAACTATTTTGCCCTGCGTAATCCCAAACATTTGTTCTATATCGACCGTGTTGACCTAATTCGAAATTATTTATATGTTTTTCTTTACCATTTTTATAAACAAAAATCAATTCATGTTTGCTTCTGTAAAATGTACCCATCCCTCCATTGTCTTTATTCCAAACACATAAATTTTTTAATTCTGTATATAATTTTCCTGCTGTCGTTAACTCAAAAATATGCTTCCAATCCATACAAATGTAATGAATGCTTCCATCTTTTGAATATTTTATTAAATTCATAAATACTTCAGATAAAAAACTTATAAATTCTGATTCAGACATTTCGCCCGATGCCATTTTAAATTCATCGTGTTGTATTTCTCCTGAATTAACAATAGAATTTATCTTAACATTATATGGTGGGTCAGTAAAAATCATATTAGCAATACCCCCCCCCATAAGCGTTTTACAATCATCATCTTTTGTGCTATCCCCACAAAGTAACCTATGTTCTCCAATTTCGTAAAGGTCTCCTAAAACGGTTATAGGTGTTTCGGGTGGTGTTACATCAAAATCATCTTCGGTTGCTTCTAAAACCTCATCGGTTTCAAACACAGGCACATCCAACCCCCAGTCGCTTAACTCGTCTTTGTCCCAATCAGAAAGCAAATCAAAATCCCAGTCGCCAGTATTGGCATTTAGGCGAATATTAAGTTCCTTTTCAGCTTCCTCATCCAAATCTACAATTACACATTCAACTTCTTTGTAACCTAATTTTTTGAGTTCTCTTACCCTAAAATGACCGCCTACAATGTAACCAGTTTGCTTATTAAAAATTATAGGCTCCACAACTCCAAACTTTTCTAAAGAGGCTTTTAAATTAGCCTCTTGCCTTTCGTTTGACTTTCTCGGGTTGTACGGTGCAGGTTTAAGCTCTGCTATTTTTTTGGTTTCAATTATCATTGACAACTTACAGTATAATAAGTGTTATTACTTGTTTGTACAGTACCAGGAGCATCACAAGTCTTTTCAGATTTAACTGCAACTGGCTTTTGACTACAAATAGGGTTACAAACCGCTTTCCATTCGTAATAAGTTTTTGTGCAATTGCAGTCCAATTGGTTTTGTTCTGAATCGTCTTTTGTGCAACTTGTCAATCCGATTAACAAAGTTAGTGAAATAAGTACTGTTTTCATAATTTCTTTTTTATTGGTTATTGTTTAGCGAATGTAAATAATTAAACAATATAATATATATGATATTTATCACACAAACACCTCGTCTAATTTATCAATCATTTGAATGTAAGGCTTTGGGCTACAATTTACACACGGCTCAAAGTAAGGGCGATTGAATATATTTGAGTACAAACGACATATTTCTTTTCGTTGTTCGTTGCTTATGGTTAGCGTTCTATTTTTTTTAAATTCATTGTACCATTGTACTTCTGAATTATTTGGGCAGTTTACTAGTTTAAGTTTGTATTTAAACAATTCGTTTAGCTTTGCTTTACGCTCTTCACACCCACAATCCTCGGGAATTACTTTTTTTATTCCCAATGCTTCTGTAAATTTCTCAATAGTATCGCCTAATCCCTCGGACTGATAAACTATTTTTGGTTTTTTACTTCTTGCCATAATTTTTCTTTTGATTTTTTAACTATTTTATGTATCGTTCCATATTTTATATTATACCTTTTTCCCAAATCTCTTAGTGATTCTTGACCGCTCATGTATAACAATTCTAATTCATAAAATTTAAGGTTATTTGAGGCTTTTAATAGCTTTTGTTCTGTTTCATTAAAATCTCTTTCAACTTCAATTTGTTTATTAAAAGCTAATTCTAAATCTGACATTTTAGAATTAAATGCATCTTTTGAATTGATATTAAATATGTAATTTGGATTTCTAGTATAGTCTATAAATAGATTTTTTATAATAGTTGTAATATGAATTTCAGTATTTTCTAATTTAGTAAAGCTAGATATTTTTAAATACATTTCTTGAACTAAGTCGTCGGCAAGGTCTTTATCTTTACAGATTTTAAAAGCAATTTTTCGCCAAATCTTATCTTTTTTGCTCACTTCTATTAGCATTTACATTTTTCTATATACTTTCGTTCGTTCATCAATTTTTACAAACTTATAACCTTTTTTTTGTTTTTCAATCTCTTTTACCTTAGCTAATACTTTTAACGCTTTCGCGTGTTGTATTTCATTTTCCATTACTCTTAAAGTTTGGTTATCTTCCATCCCACTATTGTATTAAAATATTTTGTTTCTAAATTTTGATTTACCCATTCTCTCCCCTTAATGTTGACTGCAATAACCACATCGTCGCCCTGGTTAAATGTTTTAACCGCTGGGATTAATTTCTCATAAAATTCAATTTGAATTGTTTGAGGGTATTTTTCCTCATCGGTTACGATTACAACTTTCGCTTTTGGATATTTGTCTGCTTCCAAAAATTCGATTACTTTGATTTTTCCTTTGATTTCCATGTTTTTATTTATTTATTAAATTCGTTTGATAAAAAGCACTACTGCCAACAAACGCCTTAAATTCATTAAAGTGTTCTTGTACTGTTTCGGCA